CATCTGACCGGCGAGGATCATGCCGGCCTTGATATCCTCGCCCGACACCGTCTTGATCGCCTTGGGGATGCCGTTGACCGTGAGCGAGGCCGACGTTGCGATATTGTTCGCGATCTTGATGCGAACACTCATTCCCCGCTTCAATTCAGCCGGCGCCGGCGACAGCGTCACGACGACTTGCAGCGCATTGTTGCCGACATCGTCGGCATAAATCGGCTGTTGCCGCTGGAACATATGCTGCAACGCATTCCACAACAACGCATCGTTGCCGTTGTCTTGCGTCACCACATCGGCGGCGGCGGCGGTTTGACCGTTGCCGCGCGCGATCGAGCGCATGTTCGCCAGCACTTGGTTAAACCACGCCGCGCCGAATTCCGTGCCGTCGTCGAGCGCGGGATCGCTGCAATCGCGAAACCACGTGTCGGCCAGTCCATAGGATCGCCCATCAGCCGGGCGCGTCGTCACCGCGCCGTCGAATGACGCCGGGCCAAGAAGATCAATCATTGTTTGCCTCGTAAGTTACCTTGAGTTCCGCGTGCACAATGCGCGACATCAGACATTTGAGCGGCGAGAGATCGGGGCCGCACGATTGCCGGCGGCCCGCACGCAACCGGCCGGCGCGCGCCGCGAGAGCGCGCCCGCCGTGATAGGCCGACGATTCGTTGAGGTGCACGATCACATTCAGCGTCGCGTGATAGATCGTCGCGCCCGCCCTGGCCTTGCCAGCGCGCGCCGAGCCGGCGCCGGCGCGCGAGCCGCAACCCAAAACGGCTTCGCTGCATTCGATCGACCAACCCATGCGCGCCGCGATCGTCGAATAATACTCGCAGCGGGTGCCGCCAATGGCGGCGACCTTGACGCAAAGATCGGGGAACGGATCGCACTCGTCGGGCAAGCCATATTCGGCCATCCACAAATCATGCGTTTCCTTGTGCGTCGCACACCAAAACTCAAAGCGCAAATCGCAAAGCCGCGTGTTGACGAACAGCAGCACCGACGCGATCGACTTCCAAAAGCGATAGAGCACGCTCGGCTTGCGGTATGTCGTTGCGAATGCGTCGTCTTGAAACCCCGCCGGTTGGAACGCGACATCCGATCCCGGCCGAGGCCCGCCCTCATGGGTTTGCCACGCGCGGCCCTTGGGCAGCATCGGCCCCATTTGCGCGATGATCTCGGGCAGCGTCGGGCAGCGGAAAGGCGCCGGGCGGGATGCCTCGCAAGTCGTCATGTTGTGACCTCATGTAAAGGTGACGGTGCCGAGCGTCGCCATCTGACCGGATGCGAGCGGCACGTCGTCGGCCGGCGCCGTGATCTTGTGCCGCCGCTCGCCGCTGGCATTGGCGACGGCCTGCCAAATCCACGAGCGCGAGAACGTCGTCGGCTTGGCGAGATAGTCCATATTGCCGATATCAAGATCGGTGCCGGCGACGCGCGCATTGCGGCGAAACGCCGAGCGCAATTCCGTCAACACCGCCTCTTGCACCGCCGGCGTGTTCGGCTCGATGCCGACGATCGTGATGTTGATCGGCACCGCCGCCGGCGCTTGCACCGTGACCTTGGCGCCGGCCGGTCGCACGGTTTCGATGTGATCGCTCACGCGCACAACGTCGGCCGGTTGCGGGATGCCGTTGGCGTAGAGATCGAACATCAGCGGGAAAATGCGAACCGTGCCGGGGCCGCTCCAAAGCCGGTCAACAAACACGTCGGGGTGCGCGCCATTCGACGAGACGCCCGACACCTCGCCGGCCCAATAGACATAATCGGCCGCCGAGCCGCCATGCGGCGGGTTGCGCTTGCGAAACAGGATGCGCGCCCGAAACGACTCATCGTCCTCGACATCGAACCCGGCGACGATGCCGCCGCTCGCGACTTGCGCCAGCGCATCGGGATCGCCGGTAAACCCGGACACGATCTCAAGCGGCGCGCCGCCGAGCGCATTTGTGATCTTGCCGTCGGTTGCCGCCGTAACCTGCACCGTCAACGTGCCGGGGCCGCCGATCGCGCCGCCGGCCGTGGCGAGATATTCGATCCCGTCGGCGCGACGCAACACGCCGCCGACGAGGATCGACGAGGCCGAGGCGACGACAATATCGACATTACCTTGCGCCGGCGCCGTCGGCTTGCGGGCGAGGCCGAATTCGGCGCCGTGCAAGTCGAGATTTTCACTATCGGCCGTGAGCGCGAATTTCTGCTTTTGGATGTAGTCGGCGAAACCGAAAACCTCGTGAATGAGGCCGCCGAACACCTTCGCCGTCGGGTTGATATTGTTCGGCCAAAGCCAAGCATCCGAGCCGGGCAGATTGACGCGGAACGATTGGCGAGCACGCTCGACCAAATCCTTGAGAGAGGGAATTGCAAACATCAGCGCGCTACCTGATTCCAGAGAATATCAAAATTGCGGTCATAGACCCTTGCACCGTCGCGGCCATAGAGCGCGACGGTTAGCTCGATGCGCCCCTCGATCTCGACTGATGTCGCCGAGATATCGATGCGGACGCACACGCCTTGCGTGATCAGCGTCGCCAGCGCCTCGTTTGCGAATTGCTCGGCCCATGTCGCCGCCGGCGTGCCGCGAATTGTCATCGGCGCACGCTCAAGCAACCACAACAGCGAGCCTAGATCGCCCTCGCCGAGATCGTCGCGCACGTCGATGCCGTCGCCCCAATATCCCCGATTGTCGCCGTCGGCGAGATAGGCGAGCGGATGATCGGGCGGCACACGCTTGTCGGTGAACAGCGCGAGCACGATCGCGGTTTCGATCGCAGCCTTTGCGCGCAAGCCGCCGTGATTTTGCGTCTCGTCGGGATCGGCCATCGCCCAATCGGCCTGGCCCCGCGCGGCATCCCAAACGGAATCCCAAAGCGCGTTGCTATCCGGCGCGCACCCCTCGGCGGCGCGGATCGTGATTTGTGCCATGTGTTACACCGCATAAACTAGGGTTGCGCAGCCGCCGCCGCAAAGGCCGATCGGCGTGCCGCCCTCGTCGCCAAGATCGACGTGCGGGCTTTTAATGACGACGTGCGGCGACTCGTGAGTGATCTTGCCCGGCTCGATCGTCACCGTCGAATCGCCGACTTTCGCGACGATCTTTTTTGAATGCGTGATCTGCAAATCGTCGGCGACAATGCGCACAACGTTGCCGTCGGCGTCATAGATGCACGTTCCGCCCTCGGGCAGATTTTTATGACGCTTGTCCTTGTGCTCGAAGCCGAGCGCGAGCAGCCGATCGGATCGACCGCCGAGCGCGAGGTAAACGCCTTCTGAGCCGGCCGGCGCGTGCGAGGTAAAGCCGTGCGGTTGCGGCCGATAAACATCCTCGAATGTTTCCGACTTGAGGCCGGTCATTTTCTTGAGGATCTGTTGCGAGCCGGAATCGTCGGTTTTCTGCACCGTTGCGCGGCGCATTTGGGCAACGATGCCCTCTTGCCCCTCGGGAAACCACATCCACATTATTCGCCCCCTCCGGCGTCGGTTGACCACGCGCCGCCGGCCGAGCCGCCCTTGCCGCCCTTGCCGCCGAGCGCACGCGGATCGACGAGCGACAGCACGCTTAGCGTGCCCTCGTGCCGATCCTGCGAATACGTCACGGACTCGATTGCCATATCTTGACGCACATCGGCGAAAGTCGAATCGACGAACACGAGCGCGCCCGGCTCCCAAAGCTTGCCGCCGCCGTCGTGATGCCCCTGCACCGTCACGTTGGCTTTAAGCGCGTTGCCGGCCTCACGGTCGCGGCGCGTGTCGGCGCGTTTCTTGGCGCGATCCTTGTCGGTGTCGCCGTCATGAATGACGATCACCGGCCGGTAGCGGCCGAGCGAGGCGTCGCGCGCCTTGCCCTCGATCTGCAACGCATCCTCGCCGTGACCGTAGGGCGCTTGCCCGCGCACGATCACGTCGGAATGCCGCCCGCTCCAATTGTGATCAGCCTCGATTTTCTTGATGTTGACGCCCTCGATCAGCCCGCCGGCGTGCCGCGTCTTGCCGCCTTTGGTGATCTTGATCGAGCCGTCGGCCTGCCCGACCGGGAAAACGCCTTGCTCCCGGCAAAGCTTTTCAAGACACCGGAACGCGGTTTCGCCCGGCGTGATCCGATAGACCTTGAGTTTTTTCAGTTGCTCGTCGGTCGCGATGCCGACGCCGAACTTGTCGAGCGCGGCGCCGATCTCTTGCGGGTCTTTGTTGTTGAACTGCCCGGTATCGTGCACCGCGCTCGAGTCGATGTAGTCTTGCGAGCGCGAGCGGCCCGAGATGTTGACCTCGGCCGTATCGTGCTCGCCGAGGCTCGGCTGATAACGATCGACGAAGCCCTGACACATCAGCGAACCATTCGAGAGGATCGAGATCGACGTGCCGGCCTTGAACATCCAAGCCGTCGCGCTCGCGCCTGGCTCGGCCGCGACCTTCAATTGAAACGATCGCGCGGCCTCTTGGAACGATGCCCGCACGAGCACGCGCTCGAACGCGCTCCACATCCCGCCGCCGGCGGCGACGGTGATGAACGTGTCGCCCATTGTCGTTTACCTCGAAAGCGCCTCGATCGTGCGAGGCATGAATGACGGATGCCGCACGCTGTTGCGCGCGACCAATTCGTCGGCGCGGCTCGGGTCGGCATAGAGCGCCCAAGCCAGCGCGAGCGACGGCATGATCAGCGCGCTTTCGACCACGATCACCGGCGCGAGCGTGTTGACGGTCTTGGTCAACCAGTCGATCACGGTGCCGCGCAACGCCTCGATCGCGACAAAGAGATCGTGATTTTCGGCGCCCGTCGTGTTGTACGCCTCGGCCTCGAAACGCTCGGCCACCTCGGCGCGCGCGTTGATGCCCTCGGGCCGCGCCGCGAAGGTCATGCGCAACACGGCCTCGGCGTATGCGGTCAAGGCCGCCAGCCGCACCACGCGGGCGGCGGCGTCGGCGTTCTGGTAAGCCGCCCTTACCGTCGGCGTGACGTAGGGTTGCCCCGCAACCGTGACGGCGGCCGGCACGGGCGGCGCCGGGAAGGCGTCGAGCAATTCCAGCGAGGCACGCACCGCGCTTGCAGCCGGCAAGCCGTCGGCGAACTGGCGCACGATGCCGACGAGGCTCAACACGGCCGGGGCCGCGTTGCTCGGCGCCGCCGTGTTTGAGACCTGATCCGGCAACGTGGCGAGCAACGCCGTCACGCCGTCACGAACCTTGGCGCTGATCACGGGATCGACCGGGTAGGACCGCCGCAGCACATCCACCGCCGCCGCCGCGCCGGCGAGCGTATCGACGGCCGCGCTCACGACATAATCGGCCTGATCGAGCGTCGAGATCACGCTCGGGAATTGCGCCGCGATGGCCGTCGCCAGCGCGTCGGCCGCCGTAAACGCGACGTTCTGCAACATCGGCACGGAGACGTAAGCGCTCGCCGCGCCGGCGCGCACGAATTTCAACTCGAAAGCGACATACCCCATTTGATCGCGCTGCGTCGATCGCTTGAAGGTTTCGCAGTGAACCATCACCGGGCCGAAATAGGGCACGACGAGCATGCCGGCGCCGGCCGAGGCGAGCATCGCCTTAAGCGCACTCGCCAACCCGTCGGCATTGTCGCCGTGCACATAGGCGACGCCGCCGAAATAGCGCAGCGCCTCGCCCATATCCTCAATGAACGGCGCGTCACGGTGCGGGAACACGTGCTTGACGTTGTCCCGGCCGCCTTCCTCGTCGTCGGACTCGAAGTGGAAGGGAACGCCCTTATAGGAGGCCGGCCACAGCGTTTTGAGCCAGTCGCGGCATTCAAATGAAGTCATTGCCGGGAACCCTGTTTTTGTATCGTACGAAACAAAAACGGCCCTCAAGACTTGGCTTGAGGGCCGCATAATTGACGTGCCGCGCCATCACCTTGCGGCGACGGATTTTAACCGCATAGCGCGCCACGGCTGCGCCGGCGCGGGGCCTTCTAAGCTATGGTGCCGGCCCCGCTTCTGGCATCGATTTGCCGGTCGATCCCGACGAGCCGGTCGCCGGCCCGCCGGTCGAGCGGAATGCGTTGATTCCGTTCTGCACGGTTTGCGTCACGCGGGCGAGGAAGTCCGGCGACGGCTCAACCCGCACCACGGTCTCAAGCGTCGCGTTGCCGACAACCTCGGCCTTGGCCGGCTCGGCCGAGCCGATCCCGGTTGCGCGGCGGATATCCTCGACGTTCCACGACGACGCCATTTGCCCGCGCCCCGGCGTGCCTGGCCCGGCATAGCCGAGATCGGTCAAGCCCGCCTCGATCTTGGCGCGCTCGGCGTCGCGCGCCGCCTGCCGATCGGCTTGGATGCGCGCGAGCCATGAACCTTTCGGCAGGTTCAATTGCGAGCCGTCGGCGCGATCGAGATCGCCGAGCGCATCAAATTTATCGCCGTGCATGCCGGCGAGCGCCTTCCAAGCCGGTGTTGCCTCGATCACATCTTTGCGCGTCGCGATGTCGAGGATCGGCGCCAACATGCCCATGAACCGGGTCAAACCCCAAGAGGTGCCGGTGCCAAGGCCGAACTTGCCGGCCGCCGCCATGCCCGCGTCGCTCGCAATCGCCGACGACAGGCCGGCGCCGAACCCAAGCTCGGCCGCCGATCGCATCGGGTCTTTCTTGGCGCGCTCGCTCATTGCGCTCAACCCGCTTGCAAGCCAATTCATGCCGGCATTGACGCCGGGCTGAAACGCGTTCGCGGTGTTCGCGAGATAATTGTCGGTTTGCGCCTCGATCGACTTGCGGATCACTTTCGGGTCGTCGCGCTGGAAACGCTCGGCGGCGTTAAGGCCCTCGGCGTTCTCGACGAGATGCTTATCCTTTTCGATGCGCGCTTGCTGCGTCGCGAAAATGGTCATCATCTGCGCCGTTGTCGTTTGCGACGCGGCGGCGGCGATCGTTTCTTGCTCGCTCGCCCCCTTGGGCAACAGCGGCTCGGCAACACCCTTCAACCGCTCATTGATCTGTTCGGAAGTCATCCCCTTTTTGACCATCGCCGGGATCAGGATTTTGTTGACCCATTGATACGGGTCCTCTTGTCCCGGCGTGAGGTAGCCGCCGCCGATCACGCCGCCCGGCTTCACGCCCTTGATGTTGCCGGTCGATGTCTTGATCACCTTGTCGGGATCAATGAGGCCCAAATCGTTGAGCATCTCGACGGCCTTGTTAGACATCTTGCCGCCGACAAATTGCGTGTGGAAGCTCGACAGCGCTTTACCAGCCGACGAGCCGCCCAACTCTTGCGCCAGCGTCGGCGCCGTCTTGAGCATGAAATCATCGCTCAAGGCGTTAGTTGCAGCGCGACCGTATTTGAACATTTCGTAATAGTCGGTTGGCCGCAACGTGTCGCCGAAAACGTTGATCGCCTTCGCCATGCCTTCCATATAGTGCAGGAACTTGGGCATATCTTGCGTGACGCCCTTGATCTCCATTCCCTTGACCAGCTTGTCGAAATCCTCGCCAAGCTCGGCGGCCTTTTCGGGATGCGCTCCCAACGCGACAACGCGCAAGCGCATCAGCGGATCGATGATCTTGGTCGCTTCCTCGAATGAGCCGACAACCGAACGGATATTGCGCGCCGAGTGCATGATCTCGGTTTGCGAGACCGACTTATATTTACTCGACACCTCGGCGGCGAGATCGCTCGCCTCTTTGACTTCCTGCGCCGACATGCCCGACGCCGACATGCGCACTTGCTCGTGCGCCCGATCGGACGCCGCCTTGACGGTCTCGTGCGCGAGCGCGCTCACGGCCCGCCCGCCGCCATACGCGGCGGCGGCGCCGGCGGCCATCTTGGTCCCGTTGCTGAGCATCGTGCTCGCGCGCTGCATGCGCGTCGCGGCGCGCTCGGCGCCGGCGGCGAGGTTGAGTTGCTTTTGCACGTCACGGTTAAGCGCGTTGGCGGCGCGACTGATGCGGCCGATCTTTTGGGCGACGGCGTCGAATGCGCCGCCGGTCGCGTCTTTGCCCTTGATTACTGCAAGGGCCTCAAGGATCGTTCCCATCACTTACGCCTTTTTTTCAACGTGACGGCCCGGCCGGCCCATCGAAACAATTCCGAAAACCCCGCATTGTCGGCGACATCGGCGCTAACGATGCGCTCGATCAACACGAGGTAGTCCCAAATCACGGCGACGGTGTCACCGGAGACTCCCGAAAAAAATCGAGAACACCCTCCTTGACGAGCATCGCGTTGGCGACGCCCATGTGATTCATCGCGAGCAAGGGGTCGGGCTCGACGATCATGCGCTCGACATAGGCCTTGATTGCCGCGTCATTATCAATGAGCGCCATGCCGTCGCGGGAACGCACCCACGTTTGCGGCGCCCCCAACTCGAAAAAATCGGGCGCCGACGGCTCTTGCAGAATGATTGCCGTCACCTTGCCGCCCTTGCCGTCCTCAAACGGTTTCTTGAGAGTGACGGTC